CTTGCGCTGCTCCGAACTGACAATCGCATCGTTTACCATTTGTATTACAGGCACAAGTTCCTGCCACCCGCTCTTAACATTTTGCAGGTGTTTCCATTCGGGGCTATCTCTGAAATCCTTTTTAATAGGCTCTTTCGGCTTTTCCTCTTCCACCTCGCGCTGTATTTTGAACAGTTGCAGCCGCAACTCCTCCAACAGCTTCTGTGCCTTTTTTTTCACCTCCTCCGACGTTTCGGGGTTCTGTATCAGCAGCACCAACAAGGCTGCCTCCTTCGCCATCTCCCGCCACCGCGCCATCCGCTGCTCATGCTCTCCCCTCGCCACCGCCTCCTCCCACTCGCCAGCCTGTTTCATCTGCGCCAATCGCCGCTCTATTCCGCGCCATTCCACATCTGCCAACTCGTCCTGAAAGTCGGCAGCGTCGTTTAGCCTCCTAATACGAAACTGCTCCTCTACCTCCGCAACCACCTTCGCTTCGTCCTCGCCCAGTTCCTTTGCCGTTTTTTTTGCCTCCTCCAATGCATTCACCCTGTCCTTTTCCGTCTGCGCCTCCCGTTGCCGCTTACGGGCACTCGCCAACTCCACAGCCGCACCCAAATCCTCCTCCGCCAGCCGCTGCATACCGCGTATAATCTCCGCGTCCCGTTCAGCGGCAACTTTCGCCCTGAACTCGGCATACGCCTTGCGCAACTCCTCCATTTTCTTGTCCTGCATTTCGCGCCACTCGTCTAAGCTGCGCTGCAAATCCTCCTTGTATATCAAATCCGTCAGTGCCCGCGCCTTGCTAAACACGTTTTTTATGTTAGCAGGCATCTCCAGCCCCTTTTCAACAAACTTCTGCTTTATCTCCTCCTGCTTTGCCGCCAAATCCTGCAACGCCTCCCTATGCTGTAACGCATTTGCCTTCCGTATCTTATCCTCCCCCTCCTCCATCGCACCCACCCGCGCTGCGGCTAACCTGCGCTGCAACCCCAATACCATGCCACCCAAACTTTCCATTTCTTTGCTTGCAAGTTCTAATGCCTCCCGCTTTTGCCTTTCCGCAGCCTCCCGCCGCTTTTCCGCCCCCTCCCTATATATCGAGTTTGCCGTCTTTTGTAATTCAAATAACTGCTTGTTATAATAGTCAACAATTCGCTTATCCCCAGTAAAGGCATCAATCTCTTCTCGCAAATCCTGTATGGCTAATGCCCTCCCGCGCAAGCCCTCCTCCGTGTCTAAGTCGAACTCATCCAATTTTTTTATTGCATCAATCATTTTTGAAATAAACACCACGTCCTGTTGAGAGTATGCACCCAACTTCCGTGTCGTTGTTGCGTCTAATACCTGATTTAGCGTCGCAGCGTCTTTTATGCCGTCAGTGATTTTGTTAAGAAGCCACGTAAGTCCGTATGCCGACTCCGTTAGTAAATCAATAATAAGATTTACTGCAGGCGCAAGTACATCTCCAATAGCTTTGCCTAACTGGGTTACTTGGTCTTTCATGTTAGACAGCTTGCCCGTCATACTCTGCGCCATCTGCACCGCCGTTCCCTGTATCCCCTGCAACTCCCCAATCGAATACAGGTATTTACTTATCTCCTCCTGCGTATCCTTTACCGTCGTGCTTACGCCCCTGAAAGTGTACGTAATCGTGTCCCCGTGCTTCTTTGCCCGAATACCAAACTCCTTCAGACGCTCGTTTTCGCCCGTCTGCGCATCAATAAACGCCTCAATGTATTGGTTGAGGCTCTTGCCACTCGCCGCCGCAACATCCCCCATATTGCGCATCTGTGCCACCGTAGGCGAAATCCCTAAGTTGCGCAGCTTTATATACCCACCGACAATCTCGTCTATCTGAAACGGAGTCTCCGCCGCAAACCTCGTAAACTTGCCAATCAACTGGTCGGCAACAGCACCGTTGCCCGTAATATTGGTCAACTGCGCCTTCATGCCCTCAAATTTGGCAGACACCTGCACGGCTGCCATACCCAACGCAAGCACCCCAGCCATAAGCCCCCCCGCGACTGGCATTCCCATCATCCCCCCAGCCTGCAACAGCATTCCCATAACCTGTCCAGCAGGCTTTTTGGTCTTTTCCAAGTTAGCCCCCAAGTTGCGCGCCTGCTCATTTGTCCGCTCCAGTTCCGCAGTTACCATCCGTATCTCATTGCGCAATATGCGCCGTTGCGCATACGTATCCGCACGCGCCAACGCATCTTTTAACCCTGCCAGCTTCTGCTCCAAGTTTACCACCCTCTGCCCCGCCTGCTGCAGCCCCCGCGTAAACTCATCCAGCCGCTGGTCACCCTGAACCGTGAAAGTCAACTGCGTAATAATGTCCAACATTTCTGCCATACCGAAACCCCCGCTTTTATTTACGACCTTTTGCCACCTGTTCAGCCCTCCTCCTCGCCGTCCTCACAATCGACGACAAACTCGCATAATAGTCTATCATGCGCTTCTTTTCCAGTGCCTCCACCTTCAATAAATCGTTATCAAACATAAGGTAGTGCATATCGTTTATCTCGTCCAAATCCTGACTTACCACTATGTCCCCGTGAGTAAGGTAGCGTCCAAGCCATTCATGTGTTCCACCACCGCTTTCATCTGAAGCATAAACATCAGGGTATCTGCCCCGACAGTAAGTTTCTGTAACCCGAATGGCAGTGGATTGGTCAAAAAAAAACTAAGTGCCGCATCCGACGACTGCATAATAGCCACCTTGCGGAGGATAAGCTGCATATCCAAATCCTCCTCGTCCTCGCCCTCCAACATCCAACACAGCGCAGCCATTTGCAGCCGAATGGCTACAATATTTTCCGCCCAATATAGCTTCTGCTCCCACGCGTCCAGCACCTTGCCGACCTGCAAAATCATCTCCCCCTTCGACAGGCTGTCATTCATTACAGACCCGCGTATTGCCCCTACCATCGCACGTATGCCGTCAAAACTCATGCCCAACTCGTCCTGTAATAAAATGGGCTTTGCCGCAAAGTACCTCCTAATCGGTATGTTTTGTACCAAATTAAACTTGTATTTGCTGCCGTCCATTGTCACCACCACCTCCGTTTCAGATATTTTCTTTATCATGTATTAATTGTTTAGCAAATGATTGATTTTATTTTCCCGTTCCATTTATGTTTGTTTTATGTTTACTGCGGATGGGGTGGGGCGGGAGGAGTTGGTGTCGTTGCGGATAGATGACACCTTATCGTAGGAGGGGCATTTCAGGTGTATAGCATACCGCAGGCAGTCCAGCGCATTCATAGCCCACGTGCCGTCTCCCGCGCCTTTCTTTAAGGCGAAATCCCCCCGCTTGCTGAACGTAGCAATCGAACAGTCCTGTATCAACTCCACGCACTTGCCCGAAATTTTGAAGTGAGGGTGTTGCGCCAGCACATTGTTGCAATGCCCCCACGAGTTCTTGTGGCTTGGGTTCTTTGACGGGTACAGCGTCGGGTTATATGCCCCGAATAACATCTGCCGACGACTTACCCCCAACGACTGCTGTAAAATAGACAGCAGGGTGTCGTTGCTGCTCGAATAACCCGTGTCCCTGCGCGCTCCAGACTGGTCGCCCGTAATCAGCAGATGATGCCTGCCCCAACGCCGTAAAATGACTGTAGCCATTTTTTCAATGTTGGCGTCTTGGAGGACAATCTCGTCCACCACATGAAAAAAGCTGTGCTTGCCGTCGTCCAAGTCCGAACACTGTATCGCAATTGCCACAAATTTACCCACGTTGAAGTCTATACTTACCAGCAGTGGTTCAGTAGCCCGAATTTGCAGCCCCGCATCCACATGCCTGTCAGGGTTAAACGCATCCAGCCAACGCTCGCTCTCCACCACCCCCGTCAGCCCCATACCGTAAACCCTCCACCTGTAGGGGTCAGTGCCCTTGTACGCCAATATTTTCTCAATTACTGGCTTCGGGCAGTATTGGTTATTAGTGAAGTTGCTGATATGCGTCACCACCCCTGCCGCCCCAATTAACCTGTCGTGTACCCAAAACGGCGCAGTAGCATTGTAATCCACAAACGCCACCTTGCGCGTCCGCACACTCAACGCCTCGTATATATCAAAATCAACGCCATTCGCCTCGTTGACAAACAAATAGTCACGCTTGCCACTCTTAGCGTCCTGCGCCGTCTCAAACGCCGCAAACTCAATAACGCTGCCATTGTAAAATATCCTCTCCGCCTTGTCCCTGTTCGTAAGGGCTTTATACAATGCTGGGCTTTCGCCAATAATACGGGTTAAATCCCGCATTGCACCCCTGCGAAGGTTCGGGTAATCCTGCCCTACCACCGTAATAATCGTGCGAGGCTTGTGCAACGCAAGATATGCCAGCACCTGCATAATAGCATACGTTTTGCCACTCGACGTGCCACCCTGCTCCACCACCACCTTCACGCTGCTATCCCGCAACGCCCCCAGCACCCACCAAAACACATCAGTCGTCCTCTGAAACAAAGGCTGCGACCTCTGCCTCCTGCCATTCGTCATTGTCGTCTGCTGCATATTCGTCGCTGTCTATTAATTGTATGCCCAACGCATAGGGGTCTTCTACCTCCCCCTCCGATAGCGGGGGCGCAGTAATTTCTTTGGCAGGCTGTAAAAACAGCACGTCCACCCCCAACGTACCCTCAACGTTTATGCGCGTATTTTCAGACCACCCCATATAATTTTTAGCAAGGAACTTTAACATCTGCGTGTCCCCGCTCATTGCCACCTCGTACATTTTGGCTTTGAGCAAGTCCAGCCCCTCACTTTTAACCCTGCGTGAATATTCCCGCCAATCGCAACCCTGTTCAATTTTTGTTTTTTCATATAGCGTTGCCTCGTGGACGCCAATTACCGCCGCAATACTCCTGCCACTGCATTGCGCCCGCAGCAGCTGTTTAACCCGTGTCCAATCTATGATACTTACCTTTCCCATATACCCGCTATCGCTCTTCTATGGTTATTACTTTTTGCATACTCCCGTTAATGCCTCTCGGTATAACCTCCTTTACCCTCCATTTGGTGTCCGTTTTAAACAGCACCTCAAACTCCCCCTGCAGCCCCACCTTCTCTATGTCCCTGCCCGTTTTACTGCTGGCAATTTTGAACACCACAGCGTACTGTCCCTGCCCTGCGAAGTCCTCCGCCACTTTCAAAAACTTGGACGAACTGGTAAACGTGTTCAGGGTAAATTCGTCGCCTGCTTCTACGTCTTTAAACTTGCCAAGATAGTCAGCGTACCCGCGATATAGTGGCTCTGTATGTTTGTACACGGGGAGGGTGTCGAGGGCGTTGTTAAGGTTGCGTTTGAATGCCTTGTCCCCGCTTGTTAGTCTGTTTTCATAAATTTGGGAGTTAATAACATACCCCCCGCCTGAATAGGCGACGATAGTGAGTTCGTCGTACTTGGACATACCAGAGTTTTTTTCAAACTTGCCCTCGTAGTACTGGTTGGCATTTTTTGCCTCATTATACATCTCTTCGGTCACCCCGACTTTTGGGGCTTGCTGTGTTTGCGCTACTGCGCCCACAGCCCGCATTTTCTGACCTCCTCGTTTTGCCATACTACAAAGATAAAAAAAAAAGCCTTGCAACCATAAAATTGGCGGCAAGGCTTTTTTTTCTTTCTGGTCTGCGACTTATTTCTTTTCGTCGGCAGCCCTTTTTGTAAATGTTACTCCCATCGGGGTATCCCAATCGCGGGGTGCTTTGGGTGCTTTGGGGGTTTTGGGGGTTTTGGGTGCTTTGGGGGTTTTGGGAGTTTTAGGAGTTTTAGGAGTTTTCATGGCTTGTTGGTTTTGTTTTGTTACATTTTATAATAAACGCAATAATGGGTAAAAAAGTTCCCTAAACTTCGTCTATTACAATGTATTTTTTCATTCCTGCCTCTCCCAAATCTACCATTTTTACCTCTTTCACCTTCCACTTAGTTTCCGTTTTAAACAGCACCTCCTGCTCCGATGACGCCGCATACACCCCATACATGGAGAATTGCTCTATGTCCCTGCCCGATTTGTGCTTGTTCATTACGAACACTACCCCAGCCTCTCCGTATGGCGTAAATTGCTGCGCCTTCTTTTCTGACCTCGACGTGCTGGTAAATGTATGGAGGGTAAACTCATCACCAGCAGCAACATTTTTAAAGTCCTGCTTATAGTCATTATACCCCCTGTATAGGGGTTCTTTTGATTTGTAAGCGGGCAGGGTATCGAGGGAGGCATTAAGGTTGCGGATATATGCCTTGTCCTCCTGTGTTAGCGTATTTTTATATATCGCCGTATTTATATTATACCCCATATTGGTATAGGAGTGTATAGTATTTGCTTCGTTTGTGCTGTATGCGCTTGATTTATACGCGCTATACTGTATTTCGCTATACATTTCATCTGTTACCCCTTTTGGGGCGGGTGGTTGTGCCCCCGAAACACCCACTCCCAGCTTTTGCCCTCCGCGCTTGCCCATATTATAATTCCTCTATTGTTATAACTGTAACATTTAAAAGGGGATATTTGTGGTGGTCAACAGTTTCAACGCCCGTCACCTTCCATTTGGTATCCGTTTTGAATAGCACCTCCTGCTCATGCGGGAAGGAGGATATTTTATTAATGTCCCTGCCTGATTTGCTTTTTTTGATTTGAAACAAAACGGGGCTATCATTATAATCGCCGTAAAACTGCTGCGCTTTTTCCTTTTTTTTAGACGTGCTGGTAAATGTGGACAGGGTAAATTCGTCGCCCACCGCAACATTTTTAAATTTTCCTGCTCTGTCTTTATGCCCTCTGTACAGGAAGTCGCCTGTTTGTTTGTACACTGGCAGGGTATCGAGGGAGGCGTTTAGGTATTTTTTGAAAGTGGCGTCCATGCCGTCCATCTGGTTATTTACTATTGCGGCATTGATTTTATACGACCCACTTGACGTATAGGCGGCAATAACTTTTTCCGCTGGCGTCATATTCGCCCTTGCAGTCAACCCCCCATCTTGAATTTCACTATAATCGGAGTAGCCAAATTGCTCATCAATATCCGCGTCCGTGAACCCAGCCCCCGCCGCCACTGCTACCTTTTTTCCCTCTGGTGCAACCACCTGCGCCTGCGTAACCTGTGCTTTTTTCTGTACAACCGCACCGCCACCCGTATTTAATTTCTGCCCTCCGCGTTTTCCCATTTTATTATGATTTACCATCCCACACCTGCCCATTGCGCATAACGGGCAATTCAGGATTTGTGTTCAACATTCGCGTAACAATAGTCTGGCAGTAACGGGGGTCTAATTCAATCAGCGCGCCCCTTCTGCCAAGTACCTCGCAGCATACCATCGTCGTGCCACTACCCCCAAACGGGTCAAGCACCCACTCCCCGTGCAGGCTGCTGAGTTCAATATGCCAGCTAAACAACTCGGTCGGCTTTGTCGTTGGGTGCAGTTCGCTCTTTTGGGGTTTTTTGCACTCAAATACCGTAGCCTGTTTCCTGTCGCCGTAAAATTTGTGCGCCCCCTCCTTCCAACCGTACAGGCACGGCTCGTGTATCCATTGGTAATCCTGCCGCCCCATAACAAAGTGGCTCTTTTTCCAAATTAGCTGCTGTCGCAAAACTATGCCTGCGTCCGCAAACGCCATAGAAAACTCCCTCACATTCGAACTCGCGTGCCAAACATACACCCCACCACCTGCCGACAAAATTGTCTGCATCGCAGTAAACGCGTCGTATAAAAACTGGTAAAAATTACTGTCCGACATATCGTCGTTCAATATTGCATCCCGTTCAGTCCTTATCCCCTTATATGCCACATTGTACGGGGGGTCTGTAACAATCATCGCCGCCAACACCCCGTCTCCCAACACCGCCCCAATCTTCTCATACGGCTCTATTGTTGTGCTGTCGCCGCAAACCAATACGTGCCTGCCAACCTGTATCACGTCCCCCGCAACAATTGACGTGCTTATCTTTTCGACTGCATCGGGTTCGGGCACTTCGTATTCGTCGTCCCTGTCAAAGGTCTGCTCCTCCCCCTGCTCCTCGTCAAACATGGAGGTAAAGTCTAAATCCAACCCGTACTCCTTCAACTGCACCATGTCCCATTCCGCAGACAGCATATCCAAATCCCACTCCCCATAGGGGACGTTATCTTTTATAGTATATGCCTGTAATTTTGAGGGGGGAGTGTCCGCAGGCAGCACTTTGCAGGGAACTTCAATATCCCCGCGCTCCAGCAGCACACTCAGCCGCTTGTTGCCCATGATTACCACAAACTTGTCGCCGTGTGGCACAACAACCAACTCCCGCAACTCCAACATTTCGGGGTCATCCTGCAGCGACTGGCGCAACTGCTCCTTCTTGTATTCCGAAATCGTGCGCGGGTTTGCAGGCAAGCCTTTTATCTGCCCATTGTTGCCCATTAACTGCGTCACCTTGACCATCCGTGTTTCCACCATATTCATGCCCCTGACTGATTAAAAAACCCCGCCGCCCCATCCCTCCGAACAGAGCAGGGGGTTTAACGACTAACACACTATGACTGAACTTGCTTACTTTTTTACCACACCCACCGTCACCTGCGTCAGGTTAATCACCCCCAACGCAGCCTCCACCGCAGCCTCCGCCACCGTTTCAGCATCCTTAAACGGCAAATTAAACGCCGTAGCAAATTTCTGCGTAACAATAGCCCTCTCGTCGGGTGTCAATCCCCCTGCCGCAATGTAGAACGTTTTAAACTTTTTGAGTGCCTTCCATCCCCGTATCCAAACGGGCATCTCTGTCAGCAATAACGGCACAGCCTTCGCCACCGCCTTAAACAGCGACTTCTCCCCACTTACCGCCTCCGCCGTCACCGTCAAACTCTCCGCAGCCGCAGCTACCGAAACCAGCCACTCCGCAGCAGCCTGCGCATCAACAACCCCCCTTTCCGAAGGGTCATCTAACAGCCTGTCCGCCGCAACATACTTCTTATCCTCCACCAGCACCGTAAACGTGCCAGCTGCATTCGGGGTTTTTTTGCAACTGATAAATACCGTGCAAAAGATAAATAAAAACGAAGCTGCAAGTAATTTTTTCATTTGTAAATGGTTTAGACAAAAAAAAGCGTAACCTTGAAACAAAGTTACGCTTTTTTACACTATCCCGTATTTCTACTGTATAATTTTTGTGCGCCAAGAAGGGGTGTCCCATACCCGCACAACATTTTTGTCGTTAGCTGGAATACCCATCTCGCGCAGCAGCTTTACCGCAGCAGCTTTTGAGGGGGCTTGCAATTCCTTTACAAGCCCCTGCCCGTATTTACACCTGTACCAGTTCATGCCACCAACATTTCGGGGTGTAGCACGTAAATACCTGCCGTCAACCCGTACAGGTTATAGTAGGCATTTTGGCACATGGCAGCACCCCGTTCAGTGACTGCCACCGCGTCATAATACAATGCCGCCGACTCCCAATCGGGCTGACGGCTTGCATTTACCCCTACCTCTTTGCACATGTCGCACAGGTCGCACAGGTCGTCCACAGTGTACACCTGCGCCTCCCCGTCAAGGACGGCATCCACCACTACGGGCTTGCCTATGCCTAAGTCAAAGTCAAAGTCAAAGTCAAATTTGTAAATTTTCATACTATTTCGTTGTTTTTTTCCCTGTAAAACTCCCTCCACGCCTCATACGAAGCATGGAGGCTTTTGTATTCATTGCCACCCCACAGGAGCGTCCAGTCTTCCCATGCAACGTTATTTTCATTGCAAGGGATATAGGCTTGGACGCCGTATTTTTCTGCTCCCACCGCGTCCGCTAACATCTCCGTTACGTAGAAGCAGCGCAACCCCGCAAGGCAGAGTACAGCGAACCCATGCTCCAGTATCGACACCACCTGTTCACGGCTAATGTTGCCGCTATCATACAGGGCAGTTAAACGCCCCGAATGGATAAAATTGTGGCAATAATGGCAGAGGGGGACAATTTCAGAGATTGTACACACCCCCTTTATATAGTCAAT